TAGCATCGGAATATCTGAATTCGTGAGCAACAACACGACCAGACTGGACCTGTTCCCTTTCAAGCTGATGTTCATTAGAAATAAACATACTCTTGTAAGCAGTAAGATAATTGTATCCATCAATTTCTTGAACAGTTTTAGTTCCAATTTTAAGAGCAGCACGAGAAATGAGAGATGCTACTCCTACACCAAGAGGGAAGAATCTACGATCACCACCACCATCATCCGTAACAGAAAATGTTACTTTTGAATGAGAATGAAGGATACCCTTATTCAAAAAAACGAATCTACAAAACGAGTCGCTTGAAACCGCAGGATCTAGAATACTCGTTTCTACATCCGTCGCGGTTGTTGTATCCATAGGGGATACCCTTAGAAGATCGGGGACCTGAGCACCGACCGGTTCGCGTTCAATCATACTATCAGACATTTCAGTGGAATCAGCCATTATATATTATTTATAATGAATAAATTAAAAAAATTTTAATTGAAAAATAAATTTATTTGCAGGGTTCTTCGTTAAAAGATATCTTCTAATTCAATACCTGTAAACCTTGCGGTCCAAAGACGAGAGTTTGCTTGGCGTGAGCAAAAACGAAGAATGCTTGCGGGAAATCTGTGGTAAGATCCAGACTTAAATTAATACCGAAATTAACGTTTGAATAATCAACGCCTTGGTCAGACACGGCATCCAGTGCTACGCCGATCCCAAATCCACAACCACCATAAGCAAAATCTTTATCAAAACGAGCAACATCTGATAATCTAACATTTTGCGGACGAAGAGAAGTTCTGGTAATTTGAGCAAATTTCTGAATGGCATTCATATAATTTTCAACAATTTGAGAATCAGCCGTTTTATTTGAGGAATTGGTCTGTTGTAGAGTATTAATATTAAAATCAATAGGATATTTTGAACCATTACGAGTGAAAAATAATTCAGTAATATCGGCAGAACTAGCATCAGAATTAGTAGGATACAGTGTGGCAAGACCATCATGTAAAACATTATTGATATGAGCAGCAGGAACAATATTTGCAAAGATACCTAAGACTCTTGATAAACCTAATTGGAAATTTATAATACCATTACCAGAATTAATAGTTTGATAATATGATGAAATACTATTGTATTCATAAGTTCCCGAAGATCTTGATTTTAATTGCTGAACAGTTTGAGCATCGGGTTCCATTAATTCAGCTACTAGGGATACATCCTTGAATTGATAAAATGATTCACTGTATGAAGCAGAATCCGTATCACCCGACGAATGGAATACTTGTGTATCAGGACTTAACGAGAGTTCTACGATGAGACCACCTACCGCCTCCGCCATGAGCGGAAGAGGTTCACCGCCATTAAGGAGGCCACAAGGGAGGGGCATGCAAAAATGATTCATCGTGCTAGAAGATGAAGGAATATTTATAACAGATTGCTGCTGAGCATCATAGTTAGGAAGAATCAAAGAAGTTTCATAAGTATGTCCGATATTATCCTGTTCGGATGTAGTGACAGGAAGATAAGAAGCAAGGAATCTGTTGTAATGACGTATTGATTCTATGGTCTGACCAGTTCTCTGGGATTTTATGGTGAGAGAATCTATACACGAGTAAACACCTAATTTTTCACTCATGGCTAGATTTGAAACATCACTAGATGAAGAAGATGCACTAGATAGTAAGGCACGGAACTTACCAGTGAATCTTACTGAATTACCTAAGAGCATTCTGTCCTGCTCACCAATGATAAATTGAATTACTGGATTGCCGTCTTTAAAAGAAACAAATCCATTCGCCGCAACATTTGAAGGTACGATTTCGGTATTAATATTTGTAACAGACATTTATATGAAATGCTTGATAAAAAAAATATTTATTAATTTAAAATTTAAAGGATATCTATCTTTTAACGGTCAACCATAAGACCACCATTCTTAATCTGTAATCTACGAACATGAGCAACAAAGTTGTTCCATAATTTCGGTTTGGTTTGCTGAGCACCAGTGTATTCTACCTGTAAATTAAAATCTTTACCACGGGCATCATATACAGCATTCTTACCAAGGGCAAGGGCACGACCAATGAAGAAATTTTCCTGGAAGGATAAGAACGATAGTGGCTCTATATCAGCCATGGCAAGAGATTTCTCCGCCTCAATACACCACTGTTGCGAGATTGAATCTTTTGCCGCAATCTTACTAGTGTCAACCTTACGCGAAGGATTAATACGACCATCATAGATAAACTGATATTCTTGAAGTTCATCACAGATACCAACTAGACCAGAACGGCTACTTCTGTTAGTTTTATCAATGGAATCCTTGAATTCAATATAGGTATCCGAACAAGATATCATCTGTCTAGAATTGTAAGATGTAGCATCCGTGGGAACACATAGAATGGAAGTAGCACGAGATTCAATTAATGGGAGACGAATATTAGCAACATTGTCACCAGCTAATTGAGAGAATCTGTAATTGGTGAAAGTACGATAATCATAATTCATAGTTCCCCCTTCCTTCATCATGGTCATCATGGATTGTTCATATCCAGATGGGACCTCTATCTGCTCCACAATTAATTCAACATTTGATAGGGTATACGTAGGATCATACGATGAAGCACTCTCAACATTATCTGAAACCACGAAACATTTTTCACCACTTGGATTAGGTAACTGAACTCCCGTAGTATTTGAAACATTTCCGTGTAATGTAATTTTTACTTTATCTGTTGCAAGAGCAGTATCATATTCAATTGATTTAATTCTACCGATAGAGGCATTGATGGAGGCATTGAAATCTGCTTCAACAGAAGTATCAGCAGCAGCAAAAGAAATTCTTTCACCAACAGCAAAAGGACATGTTTGAACCGAGGTCTGATTGTTATCACGAGAGATGTAAAATTCATCTAAAGCTGAACCATTAAGCCAAGAACCACTCGTTGCCGTGGCACCATCTATACCATCACGAGAGAAGAAAATAGGATTACTGTGTAACCTACGATGACGATTCGTAGTATCTAATCCCCTAAATACACGACGAGAATCTTGGAGTAAAATTTCAACAAAAATACCATCAGTGAGAAGAGCAGGGAATACAGCTTCATTACGGAAGAGACCCGTGTTAAGATGCAGTTCACCCTGAGCAACATGGAAATCATAATCAGCATCCGTAGTGGCGAAGGAAGTAGAGAGGGTAGGATTTACAGATGCTACTTTCGTGAAGTAAGGATTTGAGAAACTGTTACCACCCTGAGATTTGATAGATCCTTGGGTTGAACGACATGCCGGGTCGTAGGCAACAGCTCCTTCCGTGAGAGCACGTTTACTTTTAAGATTATCATTTGTTTCATAATCAAAGCGGAGAGCAGTTAGAATATCATATCCTTCAATTTCTTCAAGGAGAGCCGTTTTGCGACCAGAAAAAATGCGGATAGATCTTACTAAACTGTGTAATCCAATCTTAGGATCTAATTGTAATTTCATAGCACCATTATCGGTGTCAACGGTGGGGATGGCAAGTGAAACATTCATTTTTAATTTTGATTGAGATAAATCAATGAATTTTGAAGTTGGTGGGATATATAAATCAATTTTTCCACCTGGTCTGTAATTAAGACCATTCTCGGCCGGAACTGCTACGCTGGTCTGACCTACTTTGATTTTATCTGATGATACGAAAAAACTACTCATATTATTTTATAATATGGACAATTAAAAAAATTTAATTTAATTAAATCTAAAAACAATTTATGCTCCTGTTATTGATGCTTTCGCAGAAATTGGTGCAGAGGCTACCAATCCCATCTGTGAGAATGCTGGACTTACTTTCACAGAAGTATCTTTGGGAGGAGGAGGTTTGGCTGAATCATCTGCTTTTTTATCAATATCTTTTTTAATATCATCATATCCTTCCATCAAACCACCAACCAGAGATGCTACACCACCGACAACTTCTAATGGTGGGAAAACCGTTCCAACAAGATCAGCTGCTGCCCCTGCTTCTTGCCATTTATCGGCAGTGGTTTCACCAGCAAAAAATCCTTTACCATTTGCTAAATTTTCAACTCCTTTTCCCATATCTGTAATACCACCAAAATCTCCTGCTACTTTACCACCCAGTTCAGACATGGTTGCCAGACCTGCTTCTGATACAGCACCACCAAGAACCTTCTTCAAACCAGTTTTAATAATTTTAGTTCCTAATCCAGATGATTCAATTTCTCCTGCTCCTGCGGCTCCTACATTTGCCCCTGCCTTACCTAAATCTTCTGTTACTACTTTTCCAGATTCATCAAGAGTTGTAAGAGTCCCCTTAACTGGTGGTGGTTTAGGATCTCCTGCTATTCCACGTTTCACAGTATTTCCAATCGTATTTAATCTGTCCTTACCTGCTCCTAATGCATAACCAGCAAATCCTTTTTTCCCAATTTCTGAACCTGCTTCACCTAAACCATATAATGAAGATACCGTACTTTTACCATCTGTGAATCCATAAATTGCAGAATCTTCTTTTTCTTTCAGAGCATCCTCAGAGATCTTACCAGGTTGTTCTTTTATTTTTGTTTGATAATCATCCAGAGCTTTTTGATTCGCAGCTAGGACACCATCATTGAAATTTTTTACTTTGGCATTAAATGCAGATCCTTGGCTTATTGCATCCTGATATCCGTATAAACTCATTTATTATAATTAGTTCAAATAATTTAATTTTTTTCTTGTAATAAATTAAATGAGTGTAGATTTAGTTATCGCGGGTGCCATTATTAAAGATCATCAAATGATTGAAAAAGTAATTGAAAGTATTATGCCTTACAAAGATATCTTCAAGGAAAAATTTATTTTACTTGATGGACCACCAGATGATAAATATGTAGGATTTGTTGATGATTACAATTGGTATAAAAAAAATCTTTTTGAAAAATACAATGATATCTTTGAAATTGTTGATTTTGATTTTAATAATTATTTCAGAAGTAATATGGAATGGATATGTGAACTCAGTGATTCAAAATATTTATTCGTGATTCAAGATGATGTATGTGTTGATAAAATGAATCTGGGTAAAATATTAATTGATATGACGGCCAAAGATATGAAATTAGTAAATTTCCCACATAGACAATTACCATTAGAAAATGATCATCATTGGTTTCAAGGTTTTGGAGATATGTTTCCAGAACCTTATATCAAAACACACGGTTGGAGTGAGAGAGTATTTATCTGTGATAGAGAACATTTTAAAAATGCTTTAAAGATATCTCCAAAAAATTCAAAGAATACAATTAATTTTTGTGATATGATTTATCATAAAAAAATGATATCAAAAGAATGGGAAAATATGAATGATGAAGAGAAGGAAGAATATTGGAAGATATGGGGATGCTATACTCATTGGACGGTGCTTCATCGTCATTTGGTTGCTAAACGATAATTTAAATTTTAATATTTCATTAATTATATGTATCGTTATTCTCAGAAATGGTTTTATGACAGTGAAATTTATCATTATTTAAAAGATTATTTAAATGATTCTAAAAAAATTACTATGTTGGAGATAGGTTGTTTTGAAGGATTATCAACTTGTCATTTTTGTGATAAATTCTTATCTCATGAAGATTCATCGTTAGATGCTGTTGATCCTTTTTTATCTATTAATGATAATGATCATAGTCAATATCTAGAAAAGGATTCTGTGGAAGAAAATTTTGATTACAATACCAGTATCTGTAATAATAAAAATAAATTAATGATTCACAAAATAACTAGTGATAAGTATTTTGAGACTAATAAAAAGAAATATGATTTTATTTATATTGATGGTTGTCATTTATGTGATTTCATAAAAAGGGATATGAAAAATTCATTTGAAAATTTAAATGAAGGAGGTATCATGTGGATGGATGATTATCTGGGTGGTGCAGTTGGTGATGATTCTATCAAACAAACGATGGATGAATTTATTGAAAATCATAAAGATAAATTACAATTACTTCATAGTGGATATCAATTGGCGATAAAAAAATCATAAATGAGCAAATAAAACATCTTCTGCTATGTGACCATCTAATCTTTCAAATTTATAATCTGGATTAATTTCTTTAATTTTATTTTTTATTTGTTTTAAAAGATCAATATCTTGATGATCCCCCCATTTGCATCCTGTAATTATTCTAACATCATCAATACATATAATATGATCTTTTCTATCTAATTTCTTAATACATTCTAATTCTTCCATTAGAGGACATCTTCTGGTATAATTAGAATTATCTCCCATATTCTGCTGAATGTGAGCATCTAAAAAAAATAAACATTTCCCTTCAATATCATCAGTGTAGTTTGAGAGGGTAGCTGAATCCCCACAATGTAAAATACATTTACCATTATTGATTTCATTTTTGAAGACATCTTGACCAGTATCAACAAATCTTTTATCAATTTCAACTGAAATACATTTTTCAAAATTACATTTTAATGCTTGTTTTAATGATACTTCTCCTTCATCACAATATCCTAATCCTGTTTCAAAATAAGTATTACAATCATAATCATTACAAATTTCTGATAAATCAAATCCTAATGTCATATTATAATTAATGAAATATTTTATTCTGGAATGTTATCCGCAACAGGACCATCAAATAATAATTTATCCCCTTCTGCTAATTGTTCCTCAAAATTTCTGAATGCTCTTGCTGGATTATTTTGTAAATCTAAATACAAGAAATCAAATCTTTGTTCTGTTGCTTTTTTATATAATTTTCTAAACTTTTCGTCACCGCCGTACATGCCGGAATATTCTTGGGATATCTTATCTAACTCACTCATATTTTGTAAATTCATACAAATAAAAGCATTTGTATTATTTCTGATGACAGGTCCCAAAGATTTGAAGGATTGAACACTCATTGCGAGTAGACCAACACCATAATGACGAGATCTTGTAACTAAATGATTTAAATAAGAATTCCTTTTAACAGAACCCAGGATATCATCAAAAATTAATCCTATGAATGGTCTAGAATCATCATCAAATTGTTTTTGATTCTCAATTAATCCTGCTAATACATTATCATCATATCCAGTATATGTTTCGCAAGCTTGACGAAGAAATCTTCCTGTTTCATCTTGTTCAATAGTGTTAGACATGATTGTAACATTATCATGAACATCTTTATAAAAATCATCACGAAGAAGCATATTACTTAAAAGCACGGTTTTTCCGCTCTTCGTCGGTGCTACAATGGTCATAATGCAAGGTAGATCTGGTAAATGGTCGTGTAAAATTTTTTTAGGTTTCGGTTTTGGTAGAGGTTTTACTGGGAGAATCCTTGGTGGTTGAGATTCCATTATTTATCTACATAATAGATTTATTTTTTATTTAAGTAAAATAACTTCTCCAAGGATCTGATTGAACCTGAGGTGGAGAAATTGCATTTTGTAATGTTCTTCTCATTTTGGCTTCTTCTGCATCCTTGGCTTCTTTTTCTTTTTTTTCCTTTTTCTGTTTCTTACGTAGCTGATCATAAGATGTAATAGCAGATAAAACTGCCCCTTCCATATCTGCTGCTGTGAAATATGATCCTGCTGGTGCTTGGGTTACAGAAGCTGTTTCGGCCTTATTTAATCTTTTATTTACTTCTTCTTGAATTCTTTTTTCTTCCCTAATTTTCTTTTGTTCATCCTTTTTATCTTGTTCTTCCTGTTTCTTTTCATCTAATAATTTTTTATCCTGTGCCTTCTGTTCTTCCCTTTCTTCCCTCTTCACCCTTTTTTTTTCTGCTGCTATTTTTCTAATTTTTTCAAGATGTAATCTCTGCTTATCACTCATCGGCTGTTTTCTTACATATTTTCTTTTACCTTTTTTTTCAAATTCATTAGGAGGTTGTTCATCATGGATAACAGAACCAGCAAGAGGTTTTATTTTAGGTGCTTCTTGAAATACTTCATCTTCCCCAGGTATCTCACGTGGTTCAATTGTAATGATATCTTCTTGTTCTGTATCTAGATCATCTAATGTATCTTGAATTTTATCAATCAAATCTTTATCACCATCTGGGTTTTCAAGCATAGGTTCTGGTTCTGGTTCTTTCGGCATCTCTATCGTCGGGAGGACATTACTCATTTTATTTAAGTATAATTATTAAAATAAAAAAAAAATAAAAGATAGAATCAAAGATAGAATGGAAATCTATAAAGAGCTACCCTTAGAATTACAATTAAAAATCTTCAATATACATAAAAAAGATCGTTATTGGAAAAAA